TTACCGTACCCACTGCGGCGTACCCAGACGAGTGATTCAATGACCCGTGACTCCATCTTCCTCGCCGCACTCCTCACGTTCTCGCTCGCAGCGGGCGTGATGGCGGCACGCACTACGGCGGCGTTCATGCGATGGGCTGTCCAGCGAACACTAGCAGTGGAGTGGTGAGATGAGCAGCGTCCTTCGCACTATCGCCGACAGCCTCGCCACGGGCCTAGATTCCGTGACGTGGGAGATTCCGTCCACCACGGTCGAGCGTCGCAACTGGGCGAACATTGACGTAGATGCCATGAGCGTGCCGCGTGTGTTCGTCGTTCCCGGCAATGCTGACGTGTCACGCATCAGCCGCCAAGTGATGCAAGTAGATTACACCGTCACGGTTTTCGTCGGGCGTCACGTCACGACTGACGCTGAAGTGGATGGCATGCTTGACCTGGCTGACAGCGTCATGCTCTACGTGCGCGCCCATTCGTTCGGGCAAGCGGTGACGTGGCCGGCTGGCGTTACCAGCCCGCAGACGGTCAGCATCGACTTGAATCCCGACGACGCACTGACGGAGCGGAACGTCTGGCGTGCCGTGATCACGGCGACGTATCGAGTGTTCGAGACGAACGTGCTGCCGACTGTCTAGGAGGCTGCTATGCCGTCGATGCTTTCTGGCATGAGTCGGGCGTTTATCCGTCCCGGCATGGTCGGCGGCAATCGCCGTGAGATGTCTGCGGCGACTCTCGGAAGGCTCCAGCTGCGGGCGAGCATCAAGGGCAGCTTTGTTGATCGTCCGAAGATCAGCCGAATGATTGGCAAGATGAACGCCAGAGCCTTGGGTTTGCTTGGCAGGGACGTCAGGCAGGCTGCAAAGCAGGGAATTGGTCGAGGGTCAGGTAAAGTCACCAAAGCAGCAAAAAAGCGACTCGGCAGGGGAAAGCCTGTAGAGTTCGTCGGCGGGCTGTACCTCGACATCACAGCGTATGGTTCTGGTGAGCCGAATCCGGCAGGACAGCCAATCAAGTCATGGGCTCCAAAAAGGTGGTTCTACAAAGACATCATGTATTTCTATGACCCAGCAGGCCGAGGGTCTGTAGTCATAGGGACACTCAAGACAAAGCCGTGGCTGGCACAGCTGCACCAGATGGGCGGCACGGTGAAGCAGACGGCGTGGCGTATCGGCGTCGGGGCTGCACGCAATGCGTACCTGCGAAAGCAGGCAGGCAGGAGCGGTGCCGGTCGTGACGCCAGCGGGCGTTTCACCAAGGGGCAAAGCCTCGGGCCGCAGAGGAACCAGTACGAATACGGTGCTCTTCAGTGGGTCATCGACAAGGGTGGTTTCCGCTATAGCCGCAACTGGGACAAGACGACGATCACCCGAATGGCTCGTTATCCGGCTCGCCCCTACATGCAGGGCTCCAAGCGTGTAGACGAAGCCGTACGCAAGGCCAACGAGAAGTGGCGGAACATGCTGGCGAGAAACTAGCCACGGCATACCCGGTCTAGATTCCGCCCTGCTGCCCATACCGTGAGCGAACCAGCCGCACCGCTGGCACTCGCACACGAGAGGGCACCAAATGCCAATTGGCTCAGTTGAGATCACGCTCGGCAAAGACGTGACTATCACGGGCGTCGCGAACGCTCGGTCATGCACCGTCACCAACTCGGCGTCAGATGTTGACGTCACCAAGTTCGGCGACACTTCCCGCAAGTTCCGCAAGGCTCTCATCGAGCAGACGATTGAGCTTGAGTGCGTGGACGCTCCCGGCGTCAGCATCGGCGGGACGTTCACCATCAGCGGCACGCAGACCGGCAACGCGACTTACATCTGCACAAATATCGGTCAGAGCCAGCCGCTCGACGGGATTATCACCTTCACGGTCAGCGGCTCTCGCACGGTCAGCGCCTAACCACTCTCACAGGAAAACGAACCAATGGCAATCTCTCTCGGAAAAGACGCAGCGTCCGCTCCTCCGTTCGGCGAAGGCATCATCTCGGCGAGCTTCACCGAGGAATGCGAGACGATTGACGTCTCGAATCGTTCCAACGTCGGCGGCTCTGCCGGTGCTCCTGGCCGCAGGGTGAGTCGTGCAGGCTTCGTGACGAAGACTTGGGAAATCGAGTGCCACGATCCTGATGGGCTCATCACCTCGTTGACCGCAGCCGGCACCGCTGGCTCGTTCTCAATCATGAGCGTGTCCGAGAACATCGGCGTTGACGGAGCAGTCACCTACAACGTGACAGCCAAGGAGTTCTAAGTGGCGATCACGCTGGGGAAAGACTGTTCCATCGTTCTCGATGGCGGGTACATCGCCAGCGCTCGCAACGTCACGCTGACAGAGTCGGCTCGCACGATTGACGTCAACCCGTACGGCAGTCGCTACGCGGCGACCTACAACACGGGCTACGACTGCACGGTGAGTGTGGAACTGAACGACGTATCTGGACTCGGGACGGCGTTTCAGAAGATGCACACGGGCGGGACGTTCACTGTGTCAGGCGGTGCCGCTGGGTTTTCTTTTCTCGCCGTGATGACAGGCATCAGCGAGAGCGACCCGGTGGATGGCGTGGCGACTTTCACGCTTGAGGGCAAGATGACCGACCCTAGGCTAGTGAGGGAGTAGGCATGCGTGAATTCAGGGACGACCAGGGCAGACCGTGGCAGGTGGCGTTGACCGTCGCCTCGGCACTTCGTGTCCGCGACAACGTCACGGTCGATGTCGTGGACGAGGAAAGCGGCGAGCGTAAGGCTGTGCCGTTTGACATGGTGGACGCTGCGAACATCTCGCAGACGTTCCAAGTGCTGCGTAGCCAGTACGCCAAGATTGGCGAGATCCTCTACGCACTGCTGACCAAGCAAGTCGAGACGAAGGGGCTGTCACGAGAAGACTTCCTTGACGGTCTGCGTGGCGATTCTCTGGACGCTGCGACGAAAGCACTAGAGCAGGAACTTGTCGATTTTTTCCCGCAGCGCCTCCGCAAGATGATCGGTCTTCTCGCGTCCAAGATGGACGAAGTGGCAAACGAGATGCTCGGCAGAGCGGAGGCGGGTCTGGAGAAGGCGACGATAGAGAGTCTGGCAGGAGCGTCTGGGACGCCATCTGGGAAGCCGCAGGAATCCTTGGAGTCTATCCCGGCAAGTGGACCGTCAGACAACTCTTCGCCGCTCGTGACAGCCGCCTAGAGCACGATTGGTGGCACACGGCAAACCTGCTGGCACAGCAGGCAAACATCAACCGGGACAAGAACTCGCCGAAGGCAGACCCTCGCAAGCTGAATCCTTACGCAAAGAAACCGAAGCCGAGACAGGCGACGCCTGATGACCTGAAACGCCTCTTTGGCAAAGACTGGCAGAAACACGTATGAGTGCTGGAGCAGTCAGAGCCGGTGGCGTATTTGTCGAGATCGGTGCCGATCCGAGGAAGTTTTTCTCGGCACTGACCAAGGTCAATAAGTCGCTCGGCAATATGGGCCGCTCGCTCGCCTCGGGTGGCGGGCGGCTGGCAGCTGCTGGCATTGGAATGGCGGCACCGATTGCCGCTGCCGTGCAGCAGGGCGCAGCGTTTGAGTCAACGCTGCTCAACATTCGGGCGAGCACGGGTGCGACATCGGCGCAGATTGACCAGATCAAAGCATCGTCTATGGCGATGTCGCAGGCTCTCGGCGTCGGGCCGACCGAGGCTGCTCAAGGCATGCTTGAACTGCTGAAGGCTGGCATGTCGCTTGATGCTGTCCTTGGCGGTGCCGGCAAGACGGCGTTGGAGTTCGCCAAGGTTGGCGAGATGGACGTTGCCCAGGCGGCTGTGGTGATGTCGGACGCCATGAACGTGTTCAAGGTGTCGTCGGATGTCGCTGCCAATGCGTTGTCCTCTGCTGCGGATGCGTCGAGCACCTCAATCGCTCAGATGTCGGAAGCGTTCTCGATGTCGTCTGCCGTCGCCGGCCTAGCGGGGCAGAGCATTGAGGACTTGTCTGCCACGCTGGCGATCCTCGCCAATAACGGCGTGAAGGGCAGTGACGCAGGCACCAGCGTCAAGACGATGCTGATGCGGCTGATGGCACCGGCTGACGATGCCGTGGGTGCTCTTGACCAACTCGGGCTTTCTGTCGCCTCGTTCCGTGGTGCTGACGGGCAGATGAAGCCGATGGTGGAGATCATCGGCACGCTCACGCAGGCAATGGGCGGGCTTGACCAGACGGCGAAGGATGACATCTTCCGCCGCATCTTCGGTGCCGATGCCATTCGCGCCGCGTCGATTCTCGCCTCTGAAGGCGTGGATGGATTCACCAAGATGCGTGAATCGATGGCATCCGCCCTGCCAGTGGGCGAGAAGTACAAGTTGGTGATGTCGGGCCTGGCTGGCTCGTTTGGTAGCGTGCTGGCGGCAATGCAGCGTATGGCGATTGCCATCACGGATGCCGTGGCACCGGCTCTCGCGGGTGCGTCGCCGTTCATCACGGGATTCATCGACGGACTGACGAAGCTGGCGACTGACAATAAGGAAGCCGTCGTCTTGTTTGCTCAAGTTGCCGCCGCAGCCATTGGCATCGGTGCCGCAATGGTGACTGCAGGGTATGCGTTGCAGGCTTTGAGCGGCTCCATCGGTCTTGTCTTGAACGGCTTCGGTCTCTTTTCTGCCCTCGCTAGCCCGGTGCTGCTGGTTGCGGCTGGTATCGGTGCGGCGGTCTTTGCTCTCTACAAGTTCAAAGACCAGATCGGTGCGGCCCTCGGCCCGGTGGCTCCGCTCGTCCAACAGGCGGCAGGAGCCATCGGCGAGGGTTTTGGTGCTGCCGTGTCTGACGGCATCGTCGTCTTGGGCGACCTTGCCGCTACTGCCACGACCACCTTTAACGGCGTCTACGAAGCCGTCGCTGCTGGTGACTTGTCCGGTGCGATGGACGTGCTCTGGGCCGGGCTTGTCGCTGGCTGGCTGCGTGGCACTGAAGCGTTGATGTCCTACGTTGATCCGTGGGTGGCAGCGTTTCAAGACGTTTTCACCGACATCGGCTCAGGCATCTACATCGCGTGGGACAAGATTTATACAGACTCGGCGGCGATGCTTAACACGATGGGAGCCTTCATCATGGGCTTCTTCGACAACATCGCAAACGGCGTGATGGCGACTTTTGACAACCTCGTCGCTGGCATCCAGATCGCATGGACTCGGGTGCAGGGATTCATCACGGGTGCGAAGGATACGGAAGAGCGTGTCGCTGCAATCAGGGACGAGAACGCCGCCCGTGCAGAGCAGCGACGGCAGGAGCGTCCAGGCATTGAGGGGCGCACGGCGAAGGCTGGCAAAGAAAATGATCGTGCGGAGAAGGATAGGCAGGATCGCGCCAAGGGAATCAAGGACGACGCACAGGCAACGAAGGACGAGCGGCAAGCAGAGAACGCAAGGCGCGCTGACAAACGTCGCAAGGAGACGCAGGCAGCAGAGGACAACGTCGGAGCGACGGCACGAAAGGGCAAGGCTAGTCGGATCATGGGCGAGCAGTTTGCGGACCTGCTCAAAGAGGTCGAAGGTGCCACGTCAATCGACCAGCTGCGCGATCTTTACGGGCAGTTTGACGCACTCAACTCCAACGGCAGGCTCACGAGTTCGCAGGCAGACACGCTCGACAACGCATTGACAGACGCACAGGAGCGGATTAGCAAGGCGACTGGCTCTATGGGCGCGTCGCCAAGCGAGAAGGCAGCGACGGCTGGTGCCGGTGCCGCTGGTGCTGAATCTGCCGTGAGCATGGGGCAAGTGGCTGGCACGTTCTCGTCAACCAATCTCGGGCAGATATTTGGCGGCTCGTCGCTCGCTGAACGCACGGCGAAGGCGGCGGAAGAAACGGCTAAGAACACCCGCAAGATTGACGACGGCGGAAAGGTGGCGGCGTAATGGCACTTACTTGGGTAGAAGACGGCGACTCACGTCAGGCGACGATTGTGCGGCGTGGCAAGAAGGCGACGTCGTCATACACGAAGAGCTACAAGGTTTTCGGCACTGCCGACGACACTGTGCTGCACGCTGACATCAACCAGCAGATCAGTAGCGGCGGCTACGGCTGGCAGTATCCAGGCGTCGCCGATGCTCAACTGTGGGTGGAGCAATACAGCGTCGCGTACCTCGGCGACAATGCGTGGCAAGTTACGATCAACTACGAGAAGGCTGGAGCAGAGCCTTCGACGTCTGACCCGCTGAAGCGTGCCCGCAGTTTTGATACCACAGGCGGCACGCAGCACATCACGCAAGCGTGCTCGGTCGGCTCTGGCGGCACGCTCGACTTCGAGAAGCGCTACCCGTCGTCTGCCACGAATATGTCAGGTGCTATCGGCGTCGATTCAAACGGCGTCAACGGCGTTGACATTGTCGTGCCGCAGCTTCAGTGGCAGGAAAGCTACGACGTGCCAGATGCGTACGTGACGGCTGCGTATGTGCGTGGCATGGCTGGGATTACCGGCACGACGAACAACGCCACGTTTCGTGGGTTTGACGCTGGCGAGGTTCTTTTCCTCGGTTGCAGCGGCTCGCAGGAATGGGACGACCAGAAGGGGAAAGGCCCGTGGTCGCTGTCGTATCGCTTCGTGGCGTCAAAGAACGTGACAGGGCAGACCATCGGCAGCATCAGCGGCGTTGAGAAAAAAGGGCACGAGTACCTGTGGGTGCGGTATGAGGACTCTGTGTCTGGTTCTTCGCTAATAAAGCAGCCGAAAGCCGTCTACGTTTCCAAAGTCTACAAAGACTCTGACTTCTCGCTGCTTGGGCTTGGCACGGGGTATGTCTGATGTCACGCCCAGACGGACGCATTGAGCAAGGCCAGCCGCTACGCGGTGCCATATCGGCACGGGCGTGGAATCGGGCGCAGGACGCCGCTGACTTGGTGCTCGGTGCCAATCCCGGCACAGAAGGCGTCCCTGGCTCGCCTGTGCTGAAGCCGTACACATGGGCGTACTGCCGTCCGTCTGTGACCGTCGCACGCTGGGGCGTGCTGGCGATTACTGGCGTGGCAATCACGCCTACGTCGTCGGCAGGCGGTGCCACAGCGTCATTCGAGGAAATGCCCGTACTGACGGGCGGCACGCCGTCTGCCACGACGACGGCCTGGTGCGTGGCAGTGGAGCCGATAGCGGCGAACGCTGTTGGCAGAGTGGCGGTGGGTGGCGTCGTGCAGTGCAAGGTGGAGGTGACGAGTGCTGTCGACAAGTTCGTTGCGTGCAAGGCATCGGCGTCGGAACTGAAGACCGGCACGACGGGCGAGGGGCTGATTCTCTGGAAGGACAGCGGCACGGGAAGTGGCAAGTGGGCACTCGTGCGGCTAGCAGGCGGCGGCAGTGCTGCTGGTGGCATTGTCCGTGGCACCTTCTCTGCACCGTGGGCCAAGGGTTCCACAAAGACAGTCGCCGATT